CCTTATTTCTTGTGCAATTTTGTGATTATGGATGGCAAGTTCTCCTTGCTTCCCGCTGTTCCGCATAATCCCTTGAGTGGCGAGATCAATACTGGACCAGTCGTTATTGATCAGCTGTTTACAGCAGGCAACATCCTTGAGGATAGCTACAAGCTTGAATACTTAAGAAGTGAAGAGCGAAGGTTATTTAAAGCGGTGATGCGCTATCGGCATGAATCAAAGAACAACTTGCCAGAAGAAAGAGTCGTTGAAGTCAGGCTAAAAGATGACCAAGATTTTAATTTGCCAGAAGAGCAGTTTGACTTAACGCAATTCTGTACGTCTAGAGATCATGCAATCAAAGTTGCTCAGTATTTCTTGGGCATCCGTAAGCTCGTGACCCATACAATTAGTTTCTCAACAACTGTGCATGGTTTAAATCTGCGAGCTGGTTCGTACATCAAAGTAATTACAAGCGCCTCTCCATACAGCAGCGCAAACAATGGCACCGTCAGCTCAGTTGGTGCCGTAACGAGCGTAAATGAACTTGCTGATGGAATGTATGACGTTACTTATTTCAAGACAGGCTCAGAAGACGTAGAAGATGCACAAATGCAAGTTAGTGGCGGACGGGTTGCTGACACGACGTTCCATGATTCAGTCTTTACTATTCGAGGCGAGAGTGTATCTCAAGATATCTATATGGTTGAGCAGCTAACATTCTCAGAAGAGGGTACGGTGGACATTGTGGCTTCTGAGCATCCTTGCGACAGCAATGAAGTCAGCGAGCTTGCCAAACTGCTTGTAGATTTTAGTTCTGTCAGAGTAGAGGAAACCTAATGGCCTTCCCCACACTTGTGCCAACCTCTCGCTCATTTGAGTCTGGGGATTATCCGGTCAAAACGTTTAAGGCGCAGAACGGCAAAGAGCATCGGATTTTGTACGGCAGCAACCGCACCAACATGAAGCTGTCGTTGACCTATGCAAACATTACGGATGCCGAGGCTGAACTGTTTTTAGACCACTACGCCGACGAAACCCAAGGCACCTTCAAAACGTTTGGCATTGATCGTGACACCACTAAGGGAGGATGGGAAGGCAATGAAGATGCGATTGGAGCGGGAACGCACGGAAACGCGTATCGGTATGAAAACGCCCCACAGCTTGTTCAGGTGCGTCCTGGGATTAGCACTGTTACAGTGAATCTGATTGGTGTGCTCTGATGGCAAAGGTCTACACCGGCAGGGATGGGGCTCTTATCGTCAGTAATGTCGCTGTCGCCAAGGTCGTCAGTTTTCAGGTAACTGCAAACTTAGAGACGCTTGAAACGACAGCACTTAGCGACAACCTTCGTAGCTATACGCCGGGCGTCGTTGGTTACAGCGGAAGCGCAACGTTGTTGTACTACAAAGACGACAGCGGCAACATTAACACCGCAAAAATATTGAACAGACTTTTCAGGGCGGGTCCTGCTGGAGTCGTCTCTACTGATGACGTTGATCTTGTTTTCCGCTGGGTTGATGGGGCGGACAACAATGACATCAGGATGACGGCTTGGATCACCAGTGCATCTATTGGCGCGGCAACAGGCGACATTGTTAGAGCTGAGATTGCATTCCAAGGCACCGGAGCATTGACTACCGTGACGATCTCATGACGGTATATCTCGGAGCCCAAGGCGAAATTGAATTAAAGCGTATTTTCGACGGTGGTACGTTGCAGTCCATCATTGACGCCGCTGATGTCAACGCATCGCGCAAACGTTTCAGTTTTGACTTCGAGCATGGACAGTTAATTACTGGCGATCAAGTTCAAATTACAAGTACAGACGGAAGTGCTTTAAGTTTTATCAGTGGTTATACCGACACAAGTATTACAAGGTTCGTTCATGTTGACGAGCTAGACGGCATCAGGCTTTACGACTCTTTTGGCAATGCTGTCAATGGAGGGACGACGAATGCGATAGCACTTGCCACGCCAGGTGGTTCTATCCCGATTGAAGTAAGTGTTCGCGGCTCCGCCAAGCGTGTACTTGCTCAAGTCAGCAGCTTTGAAATAAATACCGAACGCGAAACAGTAGACACGACAGTCTTGTCAGATGAGTTTCGCACAAGAGTAAATACGTTGATCTCAGGTTCAGGTCGTATCACTGCATTTTGGGAATATGCAGGCAATCAAACTCAAGAACTACCAATGTATTTATACGAGTTGGCTCACCGCACAAAAGTTGGCAGTAATTTTAGCGGCAATTTTTACATTAAAAAATCTGACTACAATCCTGATGGACTTCCAGACCAAGGAAATGATGAAGTGTGGTGGCAGGTTGAAGGAATTATTACAGCAGCGGCTATTCAGTTCACGCCTGACAGTGCCGTACAGATCACTGCTGATTTCATAACGACAGGCGAATTGCAGTTGCGGATGAAGTTGGAACCTTCCGGCGACGTTCTCTTGCAAGAGGACTCCGGTCAAATACGATTGGATCAGGACAGCTCCGCTAGAGTGCTGTTACAGCAGGATTTTTAACCGGGAGCTAGCCGCCCATGGCTGACCTAAAAATTAGTGAGCTTAATGCTCTTGCTGGCTCTGCTTTAGCTTCCGCGGATCTAGTTGCTGTTGTTGATAACAGCGCCAGCGAGACCAAGAAGCTGACGATTGGTGATCTGATCGCCAATGGCTTGACGTTAGTCACTGACGATTCGATCCCTGGCTCAAAGATTCTTTTTGGCGCAGGCGATATTGCCACTGATGACTTAGCTGATGGAGCGGTTACAACTGTCAAGCTTGCAGGTGACAGCGTTACTGCTGCAAAGCTTGCCGACGAATCAACCGTTGATCTAGTCACGACGCTGCCTGCGTCTGGAGCTTTCGTAGGACAGCTTGCTTTAGATACTGACGACAACAACCTGTACTGCTGGGACGGCAGTGCATGGCAAAGCCTGAAAGCTGCTGGTTCGATTAATACCGTTAGCGGCAGCACCGTTGGCATCGTTGACATCACTGCGACAACGACGGGTAGCAGCGTTGCGATTGCAGCCGTCATCAATGACACGTCTGCAGCCAATCAATTTATGGCTGGACCTACCAGTGCTGGTGGTGCAGTTGCGTTTAGAACGATTGATGGCAGTGATCTTCCAGTTGCGACAAGTAGTGCCAAAGGCGGTGTTGTTGTCAACGGTGAAGGACTCCGCATGGACTCCAACACCATTGAGGTTGATAACGATGTAACGGCAAGTGCCACGCACCATGTCGTCACGTATAGCGCCAAAGGTTTGATTACTGGTGGTCGTGCGCTGACGGCTGCTGATTTGCCTGCTGCAACAGCTTCTGCTTTAGGTGCTGTTATCCCTGGAACGGGACTGGCCGTTGATGCAAGCGGCAATCTTGATCACAGCAATACTGCGACGACTGGCACATTTACGAAGGTAACGATTGACGGTCAAGGCCACGTCACGACTGGCGACACTCTTGTTGCTGCTGACATTCCGGATCTTCCGGCATCAAAGATTACGAGCGGAACGATTGGCAGTGCATTGATTGGTTCGGATGCGATTACAGCAGCCAAGTTGGCTGATGCATCTATCACGAAGTTTGGTGGTGCGGGTGCAACCGATAACGTCGTTACCTTCCCTGATGGTGACTTCAAGGGTCAGTTTTTCTTTGATGAGCTGAACGAAGACCTTTATATCTATACGGGCACTTCGTATCTGCCGATCACGATTATCAGCGGCAACCTTGTGCTTGCTGGAACGTATGACGCCAGCACAAACCTGCTGGATAGTGTGACCAGTGAAGGCAGTGCAGCTGGTTTCACCAATGGTCAGGCATTGCCTGCTCCAGCTAGCACGAACCAGAACTACTACGTCGTTGTTTCGACTTCTGGAACGGGATCTGGTTCAGCGCCTTCAGTTGCACTGGCACCACCGGACATGTTGCTGTCTACGGGTGCAGGTGCTGACTTTATTCTGATCGACGTTTCCAACGCAATCGCTGGTCAGACCGCATCAAACATTAGCTTTACGGCTTCTGGCAATATCTCAGCAACTGACGTTCAGGCTGCGCTGCAGGAGCTTGATACCGAAAAGATTGGTGCTGCTAGCCCAACGTTTACTGGAACGGTGCTGTTAGGTCAGAACGCTGTTTTGGCGTTTGAAGGTGCAACAGATGATGACTATGAAACGACGATCACTGTCACTGATCCAACCGCTGATCGCACAATCACAATCCCGGATGTAAGCGGAACTGTTGTCACGACTGGCGATACGGGCAGTGTTACCAGCACGATGATTCTGGATGGCACGATTGCCAACGCAGACATCAGTGCAAGTGCTGAGATCGCAGTTAGCAAGCTTGCGAACGGTACTGCGAATCAACTGCTGCAGACCGATTCTGCTGGAACGGGTGTTGAGTTCACTAGCAATGTGGATATTCCAGGAACCTTGGGGGTTACTGGAGCGGCAACGCTGAGTTCAACGCTGGCTGTTGTTGGGAACATCAGCACTGATGCGAGCTTGGTGTTTGAAGGTGCTACGGCTGATGCGTTTGAGACGACGCTGAGTGTCACCGATCCAACGGCTGATCGGACTATCACGCTTCCTGATGCAACGACAACTGTTGCTGGTCTTGCTGTTGTTCAGAGCTTTACGAAAGCACAGCGTGGAACGCCTGTTGCATTGACTGATGCGGCAACGATTGCTGTTGATCTAAGCCTGGGCAATAACTTCACCGTGACACTTGCAGGCAACCGGACGTTAGGCGCTCCAACGAATGTGACTGCTGGTCAGTCTGGTGTGATTGTGGTGACGCAGGACGGCACAGGCTCTAGAACGCTTGCATACAACTCTGCGTACAAGTTTGCCGGTGGAACGGCACCGACATTGACGACAACGGCTAGTGCGGTTGATGTTCTTGCCTACTATGTGGAGAGTGCTAGCCGGATCACGGTTACTTCGCTGCTGAACGTGTCATGAGTATTCCTGGAAGTGCAAGTCCGCTGTTTCTTTCTGCAGCGGCAGCGGCAGCACCTGCGGGTTACGAGATTGAACGCAGCTTGCGGTTTAACAGTGCTGACAGTGCCTACTTGTCCAGAACTATGAGTTCCGCAAGCAGTACTTACACGCTATCAATGTGGGTTAAGCGGTCCGCAATTGGTACTTCAAACAGATATTTGTTTTCAAGTGGCAATGCTGGCTTGGGTATTAGATTTACATCAGGCGCCGAAGACTTATATGTCTACAACGGTGCCACTGCGACTTATTCAAACGTTGCCTTGCGTGATCTTTCTGCTTGGTATCACATAGTATTTTCAGTCAATTCACTGTCCGCGACAATTTACGTCAACAACTCAGCAATCCTCACTGGAGCTAGTGCGGCTGCGCTATCAACAACATCTAACGCCTCATCAATAGGACGCTACTACAGTTCTGGTTCAGGTGGAGCCTATTTTGACGGCTACCTAGCCGACGTACACTTCATCGACGGTCAAGCACTTGCGCCGACTGATTTCGGTGAAACCGACTCTGACAACAACTGGAACCCGAAGACATATTCTGGAACGTATGGCACCAATGGCTTCCATCTAGATTTCTCCGACAACAGCAGCAATGCTGCGTTGGGTGACGACTCAAGCGGCAATAATAATGATTGGACGGTCAACAACATCTCAGCAATAAGTGCCATTTCTCTGCCCGGCGTCGCTTTCTCCACAGGCAACCTAATCACAGCACCGTCTAGCGCTGACTTTAATCTGGGGACTGGAGATTTCACTATTGAATATTGGCTAAAAAGGACAACGCTTGGAAACAACGATTCCGCCGTCACCAACTTCTCGCAAGTCAGCTCTGGTTATCTTATCTGCTTACATGCAGGGACCGGATTTAGCGATGCAACTCTGTACCTAAACGGATCCGCAGTAGTTGGGGGCGGGACACCTGAAGCAAATGTCTGGAATCACTATGCCTATGTTCGCTCCGGTACTACATGTACGTTGTACAAGAATGGAACTTCCGTAGCATCAGCGACAAGCTCCGCTCAAGCTGGCGCGACAAATGTCATAAATATCGGTGCTTATTCTGGAGGAAGCTCTGCCATTACAGGGCAGATGAGTAACGTAAGGATTGTAAAAGGCGTTGCTGTCTATACATCAAACTTTACACCTTCTACGCAGCTTACTAATGTTTCAGGCACCGTATTGCTTTGTTGCCAGTCAAGCAGTTCGGTAACTGCAGCTACTGTTTCCCCTGGAACAATCACCACAACCGGCTCGCCTACCGCCGGTACGTTTAGTGATACATCGCCAAATCAAGACAGCCTCGTAGACTCCCCCACTAATGGCACGCAGGCAGACACTGGTGTTGGTAATGAGGTGGTGGGGAATTACTGCACTCTCAATCCGCTCAAAAAGGGCTCTAGCCTTACTTTCGCAAATGGGAACCTCGACCAAAGCGGCAGTGGGCAATATCAGCATTCAACTTCAACATTTGTTGCAACAACTGGTAAATGGTATTTTGAAGTATTGCATCTTGTGGGTGAAGGTAATTCAATCGTAGGTCTTGTAACTGCCGCTGGTTTGCGTGCTAACGAAGAAGCATCAAAGTATTTGGGCGAAACGGCCAATGGCTACGGTTTTTACGCAAACGGACAGTTGATCAATAGTGGTTCACTTTCTGGATCTTGGGGCAACGACTGGTCAGCAACAAATAATGTAATTGGCTGTGCCTTTGACGCCGATACTGGGAAGATATGGTTTTCTTACAACGGGACATGGCAGGCCAGTGGCAACCCCGCAACAGGAGCTAACCCAGCATTTACAGCTTCAAATCACAACGGACTATGCCCAGCAGGACGTACATACTTAAGTGGTCAGCTATCCTTTAACTTCGGCCAACGCGCATTTGCTTACGGCGCACCAAGCGGTTTCAAAGCACTCTGCACAGCGAATTTAACGGACCCAACGATTGCCGATGGTTCGACGGCGATGGATGCAACTTTATGGAATGGTGATAATACTTCTCCAAGAAGTATTAGCGGATATGACTTTAGTCCAGATCTGGTTTGGATTAAATGTCGCTCTGACGCCGCTGGTCACATGTTGTTCGACACGGTTCGTGGCAACAACAAAGTGTTGCGTTCGATGGATACCTCGGCAGAGGTTGATTCTCCGGCCTTTGGCTATGTAAGTCAATTTAACAGCGACGGTTTTACGCTGACTGAAGGGACATTTACTGGTTTTGAAAGTGGCGACTCCAACATGACCGGTCGGACTTACGTTGGCTGGGCATGGGACGCCGGAACGTCAACAGTCACCAACACTGATGGCAGCATCACTTCAAGTGTGAGGGCTAATGCTAGTGCGGGGTTCTCGGTTGTTAGTTATTCAGGCAACGGGACATCTGGGGCGACTGTCGGGCATGGTTTGAATGCTGCACCTGGATTCATTATTCTCAAACGTCGTGATTCAACTGGTCGATGGGCAGTTTATTACGATGGCATGTCTACCGGTGATTATATCTACCTTGACTTAACTGACCCAACATATAACGATTCTGGTGGTTGGCCTTCTTTGCCAACTTCAAGTGTTTTTTCCATAAGCAGTAATAGCAACTGGAACAACTCTTCTGGAACCTACATCGCCTACTGCTTCGCCCCAGTAGACGGGTACTCTAGTTTCGGCAGCTACACCGGCAATGGCAGCGCAGATGGTCCGTTTGTTTATACCGGGTTTAGGCCAAAATTTTTGCTACTCAAGAGTGCAGGCGCTGGTGATTGGGTAATTAATGACACATCCCGCGATACTTATAACGTTAGCGGCTACAATCTTTATCCTAATGACTCTACGGGCGAAGGTTTTAATGCGCGACTTGATATTCTTAGCAACGGATTCAAGCTGCGTTCCACATTTACAAGCACTAATCCCTCGTCGACAACGGTTGTATTTGCCGCCTTCGCGGAATCACCCTTCGCCTACGCCCGCGCCCGATGACACATGTCAGCAAAAGGCAGGTTTCTTTAACACGTTGCCTTTGTCGTGTTAACCAGTCCACCCCAGTAGTGAACAAGACTACTGAACATCCCTTCAAAACCGCCCGTGCGCGGTAACATCGACTTATCGCCCCAGACTCATGCCTTATCAACTTGCAGGCAGGACACTTCAGCTTGATGTTCCTTGGGAGCACGATGGAACCCAATATCCCAGTAATTGGTTGCGACTGAGCACTGAACAAGATCGTGCAGAGCTTGGCATTGTCTGGGCCAACAACGATCCCACTTGGAATCAGAAGTTTTACTGGGGCTATGACGCTGACGGCAACCTGATTCCCAAGACCTACACCGATCTAAAAGCACTTTGGATCGCTGCTACTAAGGACACTGCATACAAGCTGTTGCAGCCGTCTGATTATCTGTGGCCCAAGCTGCAAGACGAGAACAGTAGTTTTGCTGCAGCCAAGACTGCTTACAACGCATCACCTTGGAGCACTTGGCGTTCCACCATCAGGACTGAGTGTGCTGCGATGGTAACTGCGATTGAGGTTACTGCTGAGGTTGGCGATACTTCGCCTTATGCAGACTTTGGCAGAGTGCAAGCGTTGCAGGAATACATCGAGGGTGGAACGTATAACGTGTGGACGGCTGATCCTGATCAACCTGTTGCTGAAGAACCAACACCTGAATTAACACCTGAGCCAACACCTGAGCCAACACCTAGCAATGACACGCTCCTGGGTGATGCAGGCGACGACACCTTGATTTTTAGCACTGGAACGACTAGCAGCGGTATCGTCTGATGGCGGTTAAGTCAAAAACAGGTTTAGCACGCACTGAATTTAAGCCAGGCAAACCTAAAAAAAGTCGGCAAGGTAACGGCAATAACTCAAGGCCACGACACAATAAAAAAATGTATCGCGGTCAAGGCAAGTAGTGGACAAACACACTCTTGAGAATTGGAAGAAGATAAAAGAGCTAATGGAACGACAAGGCCGTACCGACAGCATGTTTTACAAACGTGCCTGCATGATCCTTGCGGGCAAAAAAGACCCCTTAGAATAGGCTGAGACATCTGGAGAACCTGCCGTGGATGTGTTCTCCGGCGTTGCAACAGTCATTATTGCTTCGGCTACTGGTGCGTTATGGCGTTTGGATAAGCGTTCCAGTGTGATGGATGCACGCATCACGCTAGTGCTTGAGCAGATCACGGCATTGCGTTCAGACCATAAAGAACGGTTGGATGATCATGAAAAGCGGTTGCGTGCTTTAGAGCAGCATCTCTAAAATTAAGTTGTCGATATTTACTACACATGGATCCCGCAACTACTGCGATGATCGCCGTGGCCTTGGCTGCTGCTTCTGAGATCATTGCCCTGTCACCGATGCGCAGCAACAGCATCATTCAAGTGGTGCTTGAAGTGCTGACTCGTGTTTTCCCAAAAAGGTAAGCGGCATCCCAGAAGATGGGACATGGCTTTTTCGGTTCGGTGATAAGCACTGGACCGATCACGTCAAAAAAGCCGCGCAGGATTTCAAGTTCCATGCAACCTTGAAACCTCGTCTCGATAACGAGATTGAGGATTGGCACGTGTCACAACCAAGTGATAAACCACGCACAGTGATCGTTGAAGAAAGCGGTCCTGACACAACAGGTCTAGGTCCACCACTCAGCATTCGCTATTCATGGAACGATGAATCAGAAACCGATCCGACTGATTAACCTGTTCAAGTATTACAAGGCATTGCCGCATCAGAATGCAGCAATTCAAGAGCTTGAAGCCGAGATCAACGCATTAGATCCGGGCATCTTGATGCGTGGTGCTGAATGGTATAACACTTGGAATTCAGCTCCAGCAGTAAAACCCGCTGCATTCGACAATAGCTGGGACGGAATTTACAACTGTGCAAAGGAAGCTGGAGCTAAGTTTCCCGAGGTTGTTGCTGCTCAATGGGCGCTTGAATCTGCGTGGGGTGAGCATGTAAGCGGCAAAAATAACTACTTTGGGATTAAGGGCAAAGGCACGATTAAAACTACTTGGGAGGATTATGGCAATGGTCCTGTAGTAATTAAAGATGAATTCAAAGATTTTGACACGCCAATGGATTGCGTGAAGGAACTTGTAGATAAATGGTATAAAGATTATCGAACATATAAAGGCGTTAATCGTGCCATGACACCTGAACAATGTGCATCTTTATTAAAGGTTGAAGGATATGCTACTGACGCGAATTACTCATCAAAATTGATTTCAATCATGAGGCGGCAGTCTGGAGTATAGTGAGAGGGCTACAGACAGACCCTTGAAGCAGCAAAACCCACTTCCCCCTCTTGCGCTTGTAAAGGAATTTATGAGCTATGACCCCAACCAAGGAATTATTACTTGGAAGAAAAAACCCTCAACCAACGTTTCAGTCGGGAGTATTGCTGGAAAGTTATTGCCTACTGGATATAGACACATTCGGTTTAAGCAAAAATCGTGGTATGCTCACCGCCTTGCTTGGTATATTCACACAGGCATGGATCCCATTGGGTGGACTGTTGATCATATCAACCGCAACAAAGATGACAATAGGTTTGAAAACCTTCGGCTAGCTTGCCAATACGAGCAGAATGGCAATACAAATTTGCGCTCAGATAATACATCTGGAATTAAAGGAGTAACATGGGCTAAAGCAAGAAAGAAGTGGGAAGCAAAGATACATCGTCAAAGTAAGACTTACATGCTTGGACGCTTTCAAACACAAGAAGAGGCCGCAGTTGCTTATCAAAAAGCGGCGAAAGATTATTTCGGTGAATTCGCAACCGATCCTAATTATGCGTCAAAATTGGTGTCCATCATGAACCGCCAGAAGCTAGAATGAAATAGCTGCCCTGAAGATTTTGACTGATCTAAATGACAGCCAAGATCATCAGATTGTAGACACTGAATACATCCCAAAAAAAGAGGCAAAGAATAGATTGCGTCGTCGTGTTTTGCAGTCTTGGGGTTGGTCTTGCGCGTATTGCGGTTTAATGCTTGAAGAACGTGGTGCAACATTGGATCATATTGTTCCTAAAGCAAAAGGCGGCTTGACAGTGCGAGAAAACCTTGTGGCGTGCTGTTTAGGGTGTAATTCAAGTAAGGCACACACGCCTTGGAAAACGTGGTTTCGTGGTCAAGATTTTTGGACTGATTACAGGGAAAGATGGATTGAAAATTGGGTTGATGGATATTAAACTTGGGCATCGAAAAAAATGAATGACTGTTCTTGCTGACTGGCAGATCCGCAGCTATTGCGAAAGCTCTCAAATGGTTCATCCCTTTGCGTTGGATCTTCTCAATCCAGCATCGCTTGATGTGCGT